CTCAAATGAGTCGCGGCTATACTTCCAACACTTCAAGACCTTATCGGCTTGTTTGGATAATACACCTGCGGCATATTGTGAACCAGAAGGAGTATCGTTACTGTATGAGTCTTTAGCCATTATGCTGTTTTCCAGTTAGTGCTGCCAGATGATTTACTTTGTCCAATGCGATACCGCCATCCTTTTTTTCTATTTTCATATATGGCAAGGCTGGGCAGAACTTTCAAACTACCATACCTGAGAGCATCGTAATGATGGTCATCAGATTTAGTATCAATATCTTCGGGGTCGTTTTCTGCCGATGGTAAATTAGGAAAAGTTTCTATACATTGTAAACAATTTTCTGTAAAACGAATTCTTGGTTCTCCTTCATCTGGAACTTCAAGTCCTTCATAAACAATTTTTGCTCCAGCCTTACGGTCATTATTTCCTTTTGATAAAAAGATACCATCATCACTATAAAAGTCTGCTGGTGAATACAAAGCCCCTTCTTTCTCTGAATGTTTTGTCCAATAGGCTGGGTCTGCTATGTCATCATCAAAATCATCGGGTTTTAATTTATAATTCTCCCATGTATATTCATTGACCATCTTTACCTGCTTGGAAGCAGAGAGTCCAGTCTCTGTTATTTCATCAAATATAATCATGTTCTGGTCTCTGTCCACCGCAGCAAATAAACAAACAAATGGTGCTTTCGTACCATAGTCGTAAAACCTGTAAAGTGTATGGGTATTCTTTTTAAAATGTACACCATATTGGAAATGTGCTTTTGGTATCACATGGTGCATTGGGTTCCAGTTCGCAAAGAATGTTCCAGCAAATACATCCCATCTACCTTCTAACCACATCGCTTTTAGGACTGGGTTTAAATTTTTAAGTTTTCTTACATAATTTGGGTCATTTTTTAAGAGAGTAGGATTATCAAACACCGTAGCAGGTATGAAATGATAACTGATTCCTTCTTCGTCTACAAAGGGTTCGCCTGATTTGTGTCTTTGATAATAGACATCAAATTCTTCGCTGTATAATGGTTTAGCTGCTGGTGTGGGTGGACATCTATCGATGAATTTTCTTTTAAGCCATATATGTCCAATGTTACCAGGATTCGATGTTAAACATATTTGTGGTTGTAATAGTTCATTATCTGTACGAGCAGAGGTAGATAGTTCTTCAATCCAGTCTTCAGGAAATTGATTTGCTTCATCCACGCCAATGAAATTATAGTTACCACCGATGTAGTTATCCAATGCCCTTCTATCTTGGCAATGTACCAGATAAATCTTTGCACCCGAAGGAAACACATAGCATTTATTTCTTTCCTGCCATTTAGCGTTATATAGTTTATAAAGTTTATCACATTCAGGTTTTAAATTCCTTTCGAGCTGGGGAAAGGTTCTTCTCATGAGAATACCAATGTAATCGGGAAAATCAATGGATACGGCATCGACAACCGTTTTTACCGCCTTTCCCTCAGCCTTGAGCTTGCGTGCTTCATCAGGTTCAATCTTGCGCCTTAATCTTTCATAATGATATGCTCTTGGTATCAATGCAGCCTTCCATGCTAACATCAATGATTTGCCCCCACCTCTTGCACCACCGTAGAATATCCAGTTCGCTTTTGATTTAAGGAACTCTATCTGTTTTCCGTTATGTGGTCTGAATTTGAATTTAGAAGTCACGGGGTCTTTCTTTATCTGACTCTTGGACGAATGCCCTTGAATTTTTATTTGCCTTATTCTGAGCGTCTTGCTCCCATGAGCGCACAGCAGCTTGCCAACTCTTCATTTTATTCTTGCCAACCATCCAACCCTTTGATTCATAGAATGCAATGAACTTTTTTGCATTAACACTATTACTACGTTCTTTACAGTATTCTTCCACTTCTTGCTCTGTTGGAATTTTGAACACCTTTCTTTTTATTTTATTAGATGCATTCTTTAATACTTTATCTTTATCTTTAGCCCCTTCTTTTTCTGTGGATGCCCCTTGCATGACCCTTACATGACCCTTGGTAGGGTCATCTATGGGTCTAAACTCTATACCGTATTTTTCTATCCTGTCATAGACGGACTTATGTACCCTATTGTTAATATTTAATTCATCTGGTGTAGCAACATTATACTGAAATTGTATGAATTTTGGTATGAACCACTTATCATCCCTTAAATACTCAATTCTTTCATCAAATATATCCATTAATTCCTTTTCATCTATCTCTTCACCTATAAAAATACCCATTATTTCAATATCAGGTTCAAAAAATCCTGCATGGTCACATTGACTAATCAAATACCACCATACACTCTTATATTTCGGTGATAAACTACGAAACCACTTCTTCTTCCAAATGTCTGTATCAAAGTACCTCTTTGCCATTTGTATCCCTCTCTCTTTTATTGTATGTGTTACTATCCGACTTGATATTCTCTATCAACTCCTGCCTGGTGTTCGCTTCCGCTATCGTAATATATCTACCAGACTTAGTCCTCTTCTGTGCGTAAAACTTGGGCTTTCTCTTCTTTTCCATTACTATTTAACCACTCCATTACATCTTCTAATTTATAACGTATCAACTTACCACCACTCTCTGTATTGTTTACAGCAGTAGGCAATGGATTCTCTTGGTTACGCCACTTATATATACACTGTCTGGACACACCAAGAACATCACATAACTCACTGGTCTTTAATAACTTAACAAGCATATTATCTGTTCCTTTTATAATCTTTTTGTAAAAATCCAGCAGCCAAAGGACTCTCCTTTAATTCAGCATCATAATCTGGCTCTGGTGGGTCTAACTCCTTACCACAATCAACACAATTCAAAGACTCTGGAGCATTCGTGTCCTTCTCCTCTGGTTGGTACTCTGTGTTAATATGTTCGCAAAACCTGGTATCCTTATCAAATACATAAATGTACAATGGTGTCATATCACCCATATAACTACCAGATATATTATAATCAAAAAATTCCATAGCTTCATCAGAACTCATGTCCATTTCCAACTTATCAAGCATCTTCCTCTTATCATATACCAAACGACCATTACACTCTATGCCAACAACACAATCATCGTAGCCGTCAGCCTTTAATGTTGAGTCATTACCATACACCTCAACCATCTCTGTTATGTTTAATGTCATTTCTATTTATCCTCTTTCTTAAATTAAATATAGCTTCCTCGTTTTTTTTTCTGTCCCGTATTATCCTCTTTTCATCATCAAGTACCATCTTGATACCAAAACAAAAAAAAGAGAATAAAAAGCCCATAAAAAAGCCAAAGAAGAATTTTAACATACCCTATTTTACAATACTCCTGTAACATTTGTCAACCTGTTTATTTTACCTAAAATATAACAATGTGGTATAAACACGAAGGTGACCCGACCCCCCCAAAGTCTGGGTGGTCTGTCGAGGAGACATTATTTTTTTATTCACGCAGGACATCCTCGGTCAGTGGCTCCTGATTCCATGCCAGAGTGACTGAGAATGACAATATAATGATGTATTGCCCTGCTCACCGAGGAGAAACAGCATAACATATTCTTTAAAATGTTATACAATTAACCCCAAGACCCCGACCATCCATTAAAGAAGAGCGAGCCATATTTGAGTACACTTATCCCTCATCCCCTGTATAGTAATGCATAATAGATGGTATTGCTATCTCTATATATATATGAATAATTAAATGGTTATCTGGATGCTGTTACCGAGGAGAGATGGTATCTATTACTATATGTATTATATAACATTTTATTGATATATATAAAAAAAGTCATTGTAAACGGTTGTAATGTTTGTAATATATGGGGCGGAATTAACCGCACAAAACAACACATGGAGAACAACATGATACTTAATATTAGAACAAAAGATGAATATGAAACTTATCTTAGTCAATTAGATAAGTTTATTCTTGAATTCGAGAACAGCCAATACTATGGATTTGATAAAAGCAAATTCAAGGATGCTCTCAATAATCCAGTAGTATTCGTCAGTAATTCTTGTGATGGTGCTGAATATGGAATAATTGGAGGAGAATTCTATTCATACAATACAATCAAGCTTGTAAATAATAAACTAAAAAAGCAATCAAAAGAACTTCCAATATGGCATTCATCATTAGGTGATTTGAGATGGTTTAAATCACAGGTCGCAAGTAAGGATTTTCGATTCATCAATGACATCGACAATCTTCCTGAGTCAATACTGGAAGGTGCTGTTGTAGAGACTGATAATTGGCATGAACCACTTGAAGAGAGTGAACTATCACCATTGCCCCCTGCAATTGAGGAATTGATAGATACAGTCGTAGAATGCAATAAGGATAACGAAGGTTAACTGACGAGGGCTGAATGCCCGAAACTCTCACTTCGGTGAGAGTCTTAACCAAACATGGAGTAAAAAGTGAATAAAAAACAATATGATAAAATCTGTAAAAGAGTGACTGATAGAATTATCGGTTTCCTCGATGAGGGCGTAGTTCCTTGGCAGAAGCCTTGGAAGGGCGGAAGAGCCAATGCTCCTCGTTCAGTATCTACCAACAAGATATACCGCGGAACTAACCTTGGTATCCTATCTTCAGCAGGGTATGAATCCCCTTGGTGGCTTACCTTTGGTCAGGCTAAGAAACTTGGTGGTCAGGTCAGGAAGGGTGAGCGTTCATTTCCTGTAGTGTACTGGAAGTTTCACCAAGAAGAGGACTGTGACGGTTACTGGGGAAGTTCATCTGGCTGTGTCGGTGATACCTGTGGTAAATGCAAAGGAACTGGTCGATATAAGCCGTTACCATCACTCTTCTCATTCAACGTATTCAGTGCGAACCAATGCGAAGGGCTTCCAGAGAAGTATTATCCAATTATCGAGGACGAGGATGATGTCAGGGATTTTAGCCCTGTTGAAGCCTGTGAAGAGATAGTTGCTAATTATCCTAATCCACCAGAGATATTTCACGACCAGAGCGATAGATGTTTTTACCGTCCATCATCTGATGAAGTACACATGGTCAAACCTGAAAGATTCGTATCTGATGAAGAGTATTATTCTACATTCTTTCATGAATTGATTCACTCGACTGGACATAAGACCAGAGAAGCCAGAGAAGGTGTTACTGGTACTAATTTCTTCGGTAGCCATGAGTACAGCAAGGAAGAACTGGTCGCTGAACTTGGTTCAACTTATCTCTGTGCAATAGCAGGGATTGATAGAAGTTCTGTGATAAAGAATAGCGCAAGTTATATCTCATCATGGAAGTCTTCTCTTAAAGAGAATACTGATTGGATAGTCTGGGCAGGTACAAGAGCATCAAAAGGCTGTGACCATATTCTTGGAGAAGGCTTTGATAAAAAAGAAGAAAAAAAACCTACTTTGCATAAAACTAAAAACAGCGAAGTATATTTGGTAAAATAGTAAGGTTAACTGATGAGTCCTGAATGGACGAAACTGGGGCAGAAATGTCCCAGTTTTAACCAAAAACAAAGGAGTTAAAATGAAAGCATATCATTGGACAATCACATCGAGTGGATTCGTAGAAGCACGCTCACTTGGAGAAGCTGAAGAGATCCTCAAAGAAGGAGCTCATGGATTTATATTAGATGATGAGAAGTATTGGGAAATAAAAGTAGACCCTAACATGACAGGGTATGAAGATGAACGGGGAGATAAAGATGAAACAAAAAAATAATATAGATTATAATTCTGATGAACGCTATGATAAACTGACTGATTTAGAATGGGAGAAACTAACAGACTGATTAAACCAGTACAAACAGCCTTGCATGGTGCAGTGGGGAAGTTCGATTCTTCCCCAAGGCTCTACGGAAATGAATCCGTTAATAACATGGAGTTAAAATGAGAATAGTAACTAACACAAACAAACTACATCAGAAAGCAGTTGATGTTGCTGTTGGGGATATATCAAAAGCATTTAGTACATTGCTCACGAGAACTATCCATCAGCGCAAAGGTGCAGTCGGGTTTGCAGCAGTCCAGGTCGGGATGAAGGAGAATGTATTTTGCGCCCTGATTGATGGTAAATGGAAACTGTTTGCCAATGCGAAGATAACCAGTAAGAGTTGGAGCAAGACAACTGATGTAGAAGGATGTCTCTCATTGCCTAAAAAAGCATTCAAGGTAAAGAGATATAATAAAATAACAATCAGATACCAGAACGCCAAAGGTGAGACCCTGAAAGAATCTTTTGAAGGGTTCAATGCCAGAGTAATTCAGCATGAGATTGACCACCTGAACGGCATCCTGATTTCTGACAAATAATATACTGCTTAAAATAATCCTTGCATACTAACGTAAACAATTGTAAACTAAGTAACATTAAACATGGAGTTAAAAATGACAACAGACTATATAAAATATGTTGGAGAATACGAGAAGAAATTGCTAAAAGAAGTTGA